GTGACTGGGGAAGTGCCATTGCTCCAGTGAAAGATGAATTGCCTCTGAAGGGTGATACCGTTGTGGGCAATGATGTCTGGATTGGCCAGCATGTTACCATCATGCCAGGCGTTCACATAGGTGACGGAGCAATTATCGGAGCCAACTCTGTTGTTGCCTCAGACATTCCTCCATACGCTGTTGCCGTGGGAAATCCCTGCCGAGTGGTCAGGATGCGTTTTGACGACGAATTCATCGCCTTTCTGCTGCAACTGAAATGGTGGGATTGGGACATTGAGAAAATTGAGCGCTATTTCAAAGCTTTGTCAAGTGGTGATTTATCATTGATCAGAAACCTATAAATTCCAATTTAGCGAATAGAAAAGCGAGGCCGTTGGCTTCGCTTTTTTAGTGATTTCGCCCGAAATTTTTATTGAGTGCGTTGCTCAAAATGCCTGTGAAAGTCTTGCCGATGTTATCCTCATAGAACTCTTTGATTCGCATGACCGAAGCGTAATACTTTCGCGAGAACCAACGGCGGCGTTTGCGCTTTTTTGCACGGCCGAGATCGCCGGAGTTGCCACGAGGCGTTTCTCTGCCGGTGCCGTAGTCCTGCCACAAGCCGTATTCGAGAAAGGCTTGTGAGAGGCCAACCTCGAAAAAGCGACCGTCGGCACGCACGGGGAACGCCTTTGGCGATGCCAGCAGTGCGCCGGTGTCGATGACACCAAGTAGCGTGATTTGCTCCTGCCAAATCTTCAGCATGGTGTCATTGAAGCCGTTGACGAACTTCTGTCGCTGTTCAAGGGCTTGTTGCTCGGTGATGTTATTCCCACTCGTCGGCATTGTATCTCAAATCGGTATAGACATCGACGGCGATCTGAAAGAAAGCGCAGGCGCAGCCCGAGAAGAAATATCGGTCAATCTCGTTGAACGATATTCTCGGGTCGAGGTAGATGCACTGCTGCTCGAGTTTGGTTTTCTCCAAAATGAGCAGCGACATGAACTGTCGGAACAACTCTCGCATGGTGTCCATGCAGGTGTTGCGAGCCTTCATGTCATCAATCTTGTGGCGCATCGCCATGAACACTGTCTTCACACGGCGTGTGCGCGGTGTGTTGTTCAGCTCTGTGAAGCCGTTGGCGATGTCGCTCACGCAGACAAATGCCAGCGACTGCTGCATATTGTCAAGCGCCTCCTCGAACCCGTCCAACCCGCTGACCCGGCAAAAGGTGAAATGTTCACTTTTTGAGAGGCGGTTGGTCGCGGTGAGGTGTTCAAAAAATTCGGTCGCGTCCCAGCGACCATCGGGAAATAGATTAATCATTTCGTAGAGAATTTACGATTTAGTTCTTCATACTCGTGTGCTTGCGCATCCAGCTCGGTGAGAGCCCGCCAAGTGTCAAGCGAGAGCACTTCTTTCTCTTTGGTGATGTCGCCTTTGGTGAGAGCGCGGATTTGAGCGTTGACGGCGTTTTGCAGCATTTCATACTGCGAACCGCCGTGCTCAATCATGTTGCCGTCGGCACCGCTTGCGTTGCCGACAGGCTGAAAGAAGTGCCTGAACACTTTGGCGAGAAAGCCTTTGAGCGAGGCGAACCAGTAGAACACACTGACGCGCTCGGCGGCAGTGAGTTTGATGCGCTTTGTGTTGTAGAGGTGTGCCGCAATTTCTTCGAGCAGGTCGTCCTGCTTGGTGGCGAGATAACCTTGATAGAGGTTATCGCAGACGATGAACGTCTCAAACGGCACTCCCTCGAAGTCCGCCGGCACGGCTCGGTGTCTGCCGATCCGTGCGATGCGGACCGGCATGGTTGGCAGCGCGTCAATCCAATCAAGCGAGGCAATGGCGGCGTTGATTTGCGGAGCAAATATGACAAATTCGTCTTTAGCGAATTTGCAGTACCAGCCTTTGCCGTAGCGGTGCATTACCTGCATACCCGACCATCTGAACAAGCAATAAGTCTTGACTTGTTGCGATGGGAAATTCAACGAGAGCAGACCGAACAAGTAACGGAGTTGCTTGTCGGTCAAAACTTCCCATCCTGTGGGAAGTTTGAGGTCGATGTTGACCACGGGTAAATCAGAAGAAGTAGCCATGCGCTTGTTTTTTGTTCTCGAAGATGGGTGGTTCAAAAAGTTTGTAGGTAGCGGAGCGCCGGAACTCGGGGAACTGGGCATCGTGCTTTCGCATGAAGTCCACGATGTCGCGTAGCGACGGCACGTTCATGGCGTTGCCCTGCAGTGCCGCCACCACTACCGAGCGCAGCCGCTCGATAACCTGGGCGTGGCTTCGCTGCGTGAGCGAGAAGTCCCACGACATTGCGAACACCTCGTCACGGAACACGGCGAGTTGTTCCGGCGACACATATTCCTCGGCGATGTGCTGCTCAATGTCGATGGCTTTGGAGCGCAAGCCCAAGTAGTTCGCCCACCGATGATCGGTGAAGCCGCAGAGGTTGGCGAGGTCGATAAATGGGAACAGCGTGGCGGTGAACCAGTGGCGAATGGTGGTGCCGTACCATTCCGTGATGCGGAACAGGTAAGCCACCAGCTGCTCGATGCTGTCGTCTCGGCTGGCTTCGAGCGAGGCGATGAGCCGTGCCACACGGTCACGGCTTGCCGGTGCCACGTTCTGGTTGCTCACAATGCCGAAGCCATTTGGCGTGAGCACCAGGTCGAGATTTGGCACCGCATTGCGCATCGCCTCATGCGCCACGACGCAAGCGGCGGTGATGCGCACCGGCTCATCCTCGTCAAGCGTGAGGAAGGTGTCGGCGAAGTCGTCACCGACGAACCGGGTGAACAGCCACCGCTCGGCGGTCTGGAGCCACGGCAGCACACGGTCGAAGAAAGGCGTTTCGCCTTTCACCGTGGCGAAAGCATTGGGCAGGTATCTGCGCAACTGCTCGTCATTTGTTATCAGTCTTGTTGCCATTGTTATCGGGATTGATGGTTACACTTTTAGCATCCATGTGCTCGTCGAGTGTCGTGAGTTGTATGAACGGCACATCGACTTTGCAGCCCTGCCAGCCGTTGAAGCGTATGATCATTTGATGGACGGTGAAAAGCAGGTCGTGATACGGCTTTTGCAGGGCCTGGGCGATGGTGTAAAGCTCGCGCTTGTCGCTGCCGCTGTTGTTGGTCTGCGTCTTGCCCGGCACTGAACCCACGAGGTTCGAGTGTACGCGCATGGTGAAGCAGACCATGTTCACGGCCTCCTGAATGTCGGTTGACCAGTCGCCGCCCTCTTTGGTGTCGGAGTCAATCTTGTTGATGACGACCTCGTGCTGCACCTCGCCTGTGGGAGCGACGTAGAACGTCGAGAACCACACCTTGCCAGCGTTCTCAACGCCGGTGAGGAAGTCGAGGATTTGCTGCTTCTCGCGGACGATGCGCTTCTGCTGCTGGTGGCGGTCGGTGATGCCCTCGGCCTTGAAAATCGAATCCCAATATTTGTTGGAGATTTCGATTTGGTACTTGATGGGGGCGTTGTTCTTCAGTTTCGCCTCTTTCGCCATACCGATGAGCTGCTTGATGTTGTACCACTTGCCGCGGAACAGCGAGCCATAGTACGGAATCGGGTAATAAGTGCTGTCGGGTGTGGGAACACGTGTCAGCACGGCGAACTTGCGCGAGCGGGTGCGGACCCGTTTCCGCCCGTCATCGCCGGGGATGCGTCCGAGGCGAATGGCGAGGTCGCGCCATGGGGTGTTGATGTCGAGCAGGTCGATTACCTCGATGTCCTCGGGGCGTGCTACGGACTGGCGCCAGTTGGCATAGAGGATTGAGCGGATTGCGCCGTCTTTGTCCGCAGGCGAAAGTCGGCAGTAGCAAGCCTCCTTGCGGAGCAAGCGCACAATCCTCGTGCCCTCGGTGTTCAGTATGATCACCGAGACACAAAAGGCGAAGTGCTTGAAGTCCTGGCACACACCGAGGAAATATGAGGGCAGCGCGTTGTCGAGCAGGAAGTCCTCGACCTGCTGCTTGACCGTAGCGTTGCACGCCTCGGTGTCGTACTTCAAGCCGCTGCCGTAGCACACTTCGGCATTGAACTGCTGGCAAGTGGAAAGCGTCTCATCGTCCTCAATCAGTTTGAGGATATTATAGGGCATCATGTTGTCGCCGCCCCACGGCATATAGGACAGCGACTTGTCGATGATGGTTGGCACCATATCGACATCTTCCTTGAATACCTTGCCCGAGTCCACTTGAAACGCCGCCGAGGCGTTGAGGTTGGGCACGGTCTCAACCGAATTGAAATTAAGTTCGTCCATTGTCGTTATAGGAATATTTCAAGATTATTGACAGAGAAGATGCAGCAAATTCGTGCCTGGCGAATTTGCCCGGAGTTGAGCAGCTTGAACTGCTGCGTTCCCTTGTAGAAATTGTAGCGGAGCGGAACGCAATTTCGCCACTCCTGGATCTCTCCCGATTTGGTCCAGAGCTTGAGGTCGACGGGGTCGCCGGCCTTAAGCATCTTGCGTAGCGTGGTGATGTGGATAGAATGTGCCATCAGTTGTATGTGGGGTTATAGGGTGAAGTGAATATCCTGTCGTGGTCCACGGAGAGGTAATCAGTTTGCAGGTAGGTGCGCCTGTCTGCATACTGATAGGTGAACTTGACGGAGTTAAGTTCGCCGTCTCGGTCGTGGATCTCGCAGTTGAAGTCGGTAATCAAAATCTTCGGCATATAGGTGGGATTATAGGAGCCGTAGGTCTCCTCGGAGAAATCCTCTCGCTTGGTGGCCATCCTCACGTCGTGAGAATAGAAAAGCTGCTCAATCCACTTGGCTTGCTCGACGGTCAAGCCGGAAGTCTCGACCTCATACTCCTTCTCGTTCTGCTGGTTGTAGAACGTGGATATGCGGTTCGTGACCGCGATTGAGCGGTCAACTTTCGGCTTGTGCGTGGTGACCGCTTGCAGGTCACACCGCTCAAAGACGTTGAAGGCATTGCGGAAGTATAGCGAGAGCGGCGGCTCGTGCCGCTGCACATAGAATGTGAAGGCACGCGCCCCGGCATGGACGCTGTAGGCGTGAATGGTGATAGCGTCTCGCGGTCGGCCCTGCGCCGGACTCTCGACAAGCCCCATCATCACCTCATAGGTGACTTCGAGCCGATGAACGCGGTCGTAGTTCGACGTGCCGCAGTTCTCGGTGAGTTGATAGACGCGCGGCTCGCCGCCGTCGATGCCGTCCACGCTGGCCACGACCTGGTAGCGGACGGTCTCTTGTGAGCCGGCAGCGATAAAGAAGTGCAGGAACTCCGTAGCCATGGGCGACGTGAGTTTCCCTGCCATCGTGGTGAGGAAATTATTCAGCAAAAACTCGCCGATGTCACCGGTGAAGTGCTGTTCGAGATACAGGACTTTGAAGGTGGCCAGAGTTTGCGTCGCGCCGTTATGCTTAATGCGCAGCGCAAACTCATCGAGCGAGATGTCGCGGTCGCGTAGGTAATACTCGATTACCGAGCGCAGGTCGTGTATGGTGATGTTATGCCCATAGGGGAAGTGCACAGCGGAGAAGATGGTCATGTCTGGAACATCGAGCATGATCTCCGCCTCGTTGTCATCGGTGACAGATATGGAAATGTCGGGCACCTGCGACGAAAACATTAGAGCGTCCAGTCGGGTATTTAATGTTGCTGCCATAGTTGTTGCCTTTTGTTGGGACAAAATTACTTTGCCACCGTAGGTTGGCAAAAGACAACAATTCGGGTCGTGCGTGTCCCTGGGTGCCTGTTGTCGGTCGCTCACGTCCCGCCATGAATGAGAAAAGCCGCATTGCTGCGGCTCTCTCGGTGTGGTGGGCGGTGCTTTAATCTTCCTCCCAATCGGGGCAGGTGCTTTGCTCGCTTGCCTGCTCATCGTGCTTTGTGCAGTGCCACAAGTGCCAACCACAAGCGGCGGCAAATTTGCAGTAATAGCAAATTTCCTCTACTCTCTTACTTGCCATGAGTGATTTTTACTATTTCGTTAAACACTTCAATTTCGAGAAAAAGCAGGTGCGCAAATTTCTCCTCTCTCACTGCGATTTCAAGCGGCTTTTCATCGCCTTGCTTGTACTTCATAAACACAAGTACGGCATTAGCCAAATAGCCGTGTAACTTTATTCAAAGGATTATTAAAACCCAGAAATTATGATACTCTGCGCATCATTTGCGGTTTGCCCTTGTAACATCTTTATTATATCTTCAATGTGTTACTACTGTTGCGGTATTTTGTAGGTGTCATGCCGAGGTGCTTGGTGCAGTAGCGGGTGAAGTATGACAGGGAAGAGAAGTTCATCTCGTCGCTAATTTGGTTGATTGTCAGGCGGTCATCCTCCAGGAAACTGATGATGATGGGCAAGGTATGGCGGTCGATGAGGTGGGTGACGCTGTAGCCCGTCAGCCGTTTGACAGTATCGGAGAGGTATTTCGGCGATACGTTCAGTTGTTCAGCATAATAGGCCATGCTCCTGTGCGACCTGCACTCCCCGGCTTCAAGCATACGCATAAATCGCTTTACCACGTATGATGTGCGCTCCGAGCTGTCTGTACTTTCGTAGATACGGGC